CAACAACTAAGTTGCCTGTGCTTAGTGTTACATCACCCACCAATGTCGGTGTTGTAATTGATGGGCTTGTAGAAAATACTAAGTTTGTGCTTGTTGTTCCAGTAGCACCAGAGGCCGTGTAGCCTGTAATGTTGTTAAACGCTGTAATGCTTGCAGAAGATGCGTTTGTTCCACCATTAGCAACAGGCAAAACACCTGAAACATGGGTTGTGAGGCCAATCTTGCCCCATGCTGGCGCTGTGTTTACGCCACCAGAGATCAACGCATTGCCTGTTGCCACATCGGGAAGTTTAGCCAATGTGGTTGTGGTGTCGGCATAAAGCAGATCACCCACGGCATAAGATGTTTGACCCGTACCACCCGCAGTCGCAGGGACAACTTTCCAACCAATTACTTGGACAGCATTTGCGTTGTCTTTGTAGAACAGCTTGCCATCAGTAATGTTGATTGCCAACTCGCCAGAAGCAAGATTAGCCGCCAAAGGAACATTGGTGGTTGTACTGCTGAAATACAGTTGAATTGGGGTAAAGCCTGTTTGTGCCATGTTTTACCTTAATTAAACATGACTTCAATGACTGAAGTAAGAGGAGGCGCTTCAGAGAATGTCAGTGTTGTGCCGCTGACTGTATATGTGTTTTTGTTTTGATAAACACCATTGATATATACAAAAGTGTAATTTTCACCAAACGATGAAGCACTTAATGTAAATACTGTTTGTGACCCTGTGCCTGTGAAATTCTGAACTTGGAATTCAGATGCGCCAATGCCACTAATGTTGTCATAAGTGCCAATTAAAACATTTGTAGATGTTGTTATGACAAACTTATAAATACCCGCTGTGAGCCAAATTTCCCCACCTGGCACTCGCCCCGCTGAATCCAAAATGATTGGATTAGCATGAGCAATATTTCCCGCAGAAGTTGTGTAGGTTGTTTTTGGTGTAGATGAGCCAGCAATGTAGGTGTTAAGTTTTCCACCCGCCAAAACTGTGCCATCGTTATTAAAGAATTGCCACCCTGCGCCACCAATAGGGGATAAATAAACAGCCATGTTCTTTCCTTAAATGCTCGGTGTAAAGACTTGGGGCAACCAAGGGGCAACCACAGTTCTTGCCGCTGTTGCCGCTTGTTCATCAAGCCTTGCCTGAACTTGTGAACCGATGTCCCTTGTAACCCAAGCAATAACTATTTCCTCGGTCACATCGGCAAATGGAATAGTCAAAACAGGCTCGGCAAAATTCCACCATCCCTCTGTTTCAACCCCGTTTTTAGCGCAGAAATACCTAGCGCCTGTGATCAGATCGCCATCGGCTTGAATTTCTAGTATTTTCCACATCAGAATGTGCCTCCAAGAACGCCACCAGTTGCGGTCAAAACGCCTGTGGATGGATTAAATTTCAGTTTAGTGGATGATACCTTGATTGGCAAATTTCCTGTAGTGGAAGTTACCCAAGAAAGATACATATCTGATGCCGTTGTGGTGTCATCAGTAATTGCCACATTATTGGCATTTGTTGCCGTTCCCGCAGTCGTTGCCGACCCCGCAGAACCATCAATGTTCACGCCTGTCAAAGACTGTGCGCTGCTTGACCGATTCAGGGCAATAGCAGTCGTGCCAATGTAAAGGCTTGAATTGCCCAATACACCGCTTGGAATTGTTCCCGATAGTTGCCCCGCAGGGAGGCTTGTTAAATTCGCCCCAGAGCCGCTAAAGCCCGTTGCCGTGAGCAATCCTGAACTTGGGTTGTAGTTGTACTTGGTAGAACTGACCAAAGTGGTCGCAAGATTGCCTGTGGTTTGATCAGCAAACAGGGGATAACGCACCGCATTTGTGGTGGTGTCATCGGTCACAGTCGCATAAGCCACAGGAGTTGTCCAAGTGGGTGCGCTTGCGCCATTTGAAGTCAAAACTTGACCCGCTGAACCCGTTGCACCCGACACAGCCAAAGTGCTGCTGAAATCTATTGTGGTGAATTTACCCGTTGATGCTGTGGTTGCACCGATGGTTGTGTTGTCAATAGTTCCAGCGTTGATGTCAGCCGTATCAGCAATCAAGCTGTCAATGTTGGCTGTTCCATCAATGTACAAATTTCGCCATTCATGTCCAACACGGCCCAAATCGTAAGTGTTATCAGTTGCGGGATCAAAGTCGGAATTTATGCGCCCGACAAAATTGATTGTGTCGCTGTTGCTAGTGCCAAGAGTAGTGTTGTCATTCACAGTCAAGGTTGTGAATCTACCTGTGTTTGGAGTTGTGTTGCCAATTGTTGGGGGACTAGACAAATCCAATGTGCCGCCCAATGTCAAACTTCCTGTGGTGGTCACTGTGCCACTTAGGGAAATCCCTGAGACTGTGCCTGTACCGCTAACCGATGTTACTGTCCCCGATGCAGGGGTTGCCCATGAGGGAATACCGCTTGCCAAGGTTAAAACTTGACCATTTGACCCCGCAGCCAAGAAAGCTGTTGTGTCGGTTGCGCTTTGGTAAGCAACTGAGCCAGCCGCACCACCCGCCAAATTTGTGGATTTGGTCGCTGTGGTTGCCGTTCCCGCATTGCCTGAAATTGATCCTGAGATCGTGTTGGTCACAGTCAGATCGCCAAGAGTCCCAAGCCCTGTGATGCCTGAGTAACTTCCTGAAAGCCTGGCACTGTCAATCGTGCCACTTGTGACTTGCGTTGCCGCAATTGAAATGCTTGTGCTTGCCGCCAAAGTCAATTGACCTTGAGCATTTACAGTGAAAGTGGCAACTTGTGATGATGAACCATAAGCAGCCGCTGTGACCGCTGTGTTTGTGATGCTGAAAGTGTTGCCTGTCAGCGTCAGTCCTGTTCCCGCAAGGTAAGAACCCGCACCCGAAAACTGCGACCAAGGCATTGGGGTCACATTGATTGTGCCGCCTTGATTGGCAGTTGAAACCCATCCTGTGTCAGCTAGGGTTGTCCCTGATTCAATAAAAGTGAACGCAGATGGCACTTCAGCCCATGTGTTCATGTCGGCTGATCTTGCCCAAGCGGTGCTAGACGCAACATAAATGCCGTTGAATTGGCTGCTTGCCTGATTCTTGACAAGAATCCGATCACCCGTTGTCAGTGTTGATGTCCAATCACCACCCGCCTGAACCGCCAAGCCCGACAAAGTAATGTCAGCAGTTGTGGAATAGACGCATGAAGCCTTGACATCAAGACCTTGTGCGACCGAATCCACATAGCCCTTGTTGGCAATGTCTGTGTCGCCAACAGGAGTGGTTGCAATCGTGCCTGTGATGGTCGCAATGTTTGTAAAGGTTGCGTTCTCAGGGCCATAAAAGGGCGTTCCCGCTGGCCCAACAAAGTATTGGAGGGCAAACGATGGTTCAGGGGCAAAAACGCCCTGAACGGGGACAATGTTGGTTGTCTGAGTGACAGCCGTATTGTTAGCCATTATTCAAAATAGACAGTTACGCTTGCTGTGCCGCTAATGACAACATACAGACCATTTTCACAGTTGATGCCATCATAGAAGTTCATGTTCGTTGCCGCTGTCAGGGTGTAAGTGTCAATGATCTTGACATCTGTGCCTGGGGTTTGGGCATCGTACACAGTAATTGTTGGGGAACTGGTCACGCTACTGCAAAAAATGCCTTTTAGTTTGCCAGGCTGATTCTTCACCAAAGTGGTAGCGGAAATCTGTGAATAGTTGGACATGATGATCCTTTGCAAAGGTGATTAAGTTTAACGATTTTTGAGCCAATTTCCAAGATGTCCTTGGAACATTTTGTGTCCAGTGTGTCCCATGTGCATTTCAGGGTCAATCCACACTTTCCCCCCTATTTTGCGCCAGCGGATGCAAAAACTGTAGTCCTCTCCCCACTTGTAGTCATCCTCAAAAATATGGTCAAAAAGAGGATAAAAACGCTTCTCACTGTCTGCCTCATATCTGTGGCTCTCAGGAAAAGCCTCAATCAGTTTGGCAATGCAGTTTCTTGAAATCTTTAAAAAGCCCGTTGGAACGGCTTTGACCTCCAACAATCCTGTCTCAGGATTTGCCCACAATTCTTCTTTTTCTAAGTAATGAACAGCGTATTCGATGGGGTCTTTACGTCTTGGGTAAATACCCGCCACCAAATCTTCAGGGGCATCGATCAGTTTGAGCAATGCGCCAGCTTCCCACGAAACGTCATTGTCAATAAATATCAGTTGATCACAGTCAGATTCTTCAAAGAACTTGGTCGCTGTGATACTGCGGGAGTCTGCAATTAAAGCGTTGCCAATGTCATCCACAAAGGTGTAGGTGTCGCCCCGTTTAATGAGTGTTGTCAGGTCTGTGAACAGACATCTCATTGTTCCCATGTGAACCACGCCTGTATAGGCTGGCATTGCAATCATTATGTGCATTTGTTCTCCAAATAAAAAAGCCACCCCCCGATGTGGAGAGTGGCCTTATCCATCAATTCACATTAAGACGTAATGCCAATGTTCTTGATAGCGGTGATGATGGCGTTCACTGCCGCAACTGTTTCAGCAGTTGAGGGAGTGGCTGTCAATGCGGTGATAGCACCAGCACGAACAACGGGGGTAATGCCATAAAAACCGACTTTGCCGCTAACAGCGCCCAATTGGACACCATCGGAAGCACTACCATTCATTAGGTAGTTGACTGTTTGCGTACTTGCTGCGCCTGGATTAGCCATGATGCGTTTCCTTCCTAGTTAATTAAGCTGCAACTCGGCAAGCGAGTTCAGGGTACAGGGGAGCCCAACCATACAACACATCCACACGGGTGGGGATAGAGTCGTTATTGATGGTGTATTGACGAACAACACGCATTGACAAGCCAAGTTCCTTATCGGAAGCACGACCAGCAAACACAACGCCATCAGGCAATTCCAAGTCAGCAGTAGCCAAGGTGAAAGCATTTTTGTGCATCACCAAGTTCTGTGGGGACACAGTACCAGCTTTGTTGAATGGAGTCACAACAGCAGTGGTGCTTGTTGAACCGATGATAGTCACGTTTTGGAACTGACCGCCTGTGATGATCGCAGGAGAAACAGTAACAGAAGTGCCGCCACCAGAAGCAACAGTCGTTTGAGCAGTCACAACGAAATTACGCAGTTTGCCAGATCCGTAAGCAGAACGATTCTGTGGGTTAACAGCGTACACGCCAGCGATCTGGATAACGTCACCCTGATTGAGGGTAGCAGTACCAGCAGACGACACCAAAGTGATCGTAGAAGTTTGCGCCCAACCAGAAGTCAGTGAACCAGTGAAAGTGGTGGTGTTGGTGGAGAGGGTGTCGGAGTATGAACCAAATGTTTGGTTCACAACGTTCTGATCCATCTTCCAGTTCATACCAGCAGAGTCACGACCCATCATGCCTTTTTGGTATTGCTTGCCAATCACATCGGATGGAACAAACAAACCCTTCAAGCTGTCCACAATGGTAGCGCCTGTAAAAGGCTCAACGATGCAAGACCTACGACCATCACGGGGTGCGCCCTCTGAGTCCAAGTAAGCACCAGCGGTCAAGTAGGTGAGCAAGGATGTAGGAGGAGTGCCAGCAGTACCAACGATGTTGGCGGTGCTGTTCTTAGCCATTGTCAGACCATCAAAGTCAATCTTGTTGGCTACGGCTGCGACAGCGGGTTTCAACACACGATCAGAGAACTGATCAAGGCTCAAAGCCAAATCTTGTGTGGTGAACTGTGTGTCAACGTGAAACTGAGTGGACAAAGTAACGGGAACAGAAGTCTCGTTAAAGTCCTCAACGTTCAATGCAGGGCCAGATGTACCGATGAAACGGCCTGGTCTGCGAACGTTCAGTGTGTTACCGATCTTTGCGCCTGAAACAGCGAATTGATCATCATAGTTGCGGTCAACTTCGCTAGAGAAAGTCAACTCGTTTTCCAAGACCATCAACGCTTCGTTGGTGATCATGGAGATAGTAAGCAGATTATTGCTCATTTTATTTCCTTAAAAGAATGGGTTTATGTCAGCGGATTCGCCCTGCAAGTCTAGCCGCTTTCCAAGCCTGATACGAACCATGAAAATTCCCATCGGAAGTCAGATTCACATCACGCCCATTAGCCGCAGACCTGATCGGGTTGATCGGTGCTGGCGCTTTACTTTTCCCAACAACAGTCTTTGTCTGAGGCTCTGCCTTTTCAAACTGAGCCTCCAATCTCCCAATAGTTCTCAATGCGGATGTGACTGTCATGCCTTGCAGTTTTTCGGCAATTTCGGGATTCTCAGCCAAGTGATATAGCACTTGAGGGCCAACATCTGATTCAAAGATTGCATCACGCACTTCGTTGCTCACAACAACATCGGCAGACCCAACCATTGCCTCAAAATCAGGCATCTCAGCTTTGGCAGATTCAACTCTCTTTGCCCAAGTGTTGATCACTTGTTGCCTTTGAGCCTCTACTTTAGCCTGTGCTTCCTTTTGCTTTTCTTCCGCTAACCGCTGATCCACTTTATAGTCTGTCAATGCTTTCGCATATTCATACATATCTGTGAACTGCTCTGGTCGGGGTTCTTCAGAGGCTTCAACCTTCTCAGGCTTTGACCTACCTTCCAATTCCCTGACCTTGGCTTCTAAAGATTCCCTTGCTTCACGTTCCCGCTGGGCTTCTGCCCTTGCTTCTTCACGTTGCTTGGTTATCTTCTCAAACCGAATTTCCAACTTAGGATTTCGTTTTCGATCCTCTGTTGCTGTCGCTTCCTCTGACGCTTCAACTGGTTCACTCTGCCCATTATCGACCTCTGGCGGCTCTGCAACTGGTGCAGCCTCGCTAGGCGTTGAATCAGCTAAACCCATTCTCTTAGCGTTAAATTCAGCTAAATTTTCACTTGTCACCACAGTAGTGGAGACCTTTGGTTGTGCAATTTGCACTTCCTGAACTTCTGACATTGAGTTTCCTCAAAGAATTTTCCCAGTGAGCCTCACTGGTAAGGTTTGAGTAATTATTTACCCTAATTCATTATCTGTCAATTATTGCTGCATAAATGGATTTTGTTCGTGATCAATGTCCATTGCCGCACCCATCGCATATTGCTGTTGTTCAGCGTTCAAGCGGTCAATCTCAGCCAACAATTGATTGGGAGACATCCTTGCAATAAGCATTTTGACCAACGCATCAATCTCAGTCTTATTCTGCTCAGTAACTGCTTTGACATTGGTTTGATTAACTTTTGCTTCGTTAATGGTCTCAGTGTTGTGCGCTCTTGCGGTGACATCCATGAGTTTGCGCTGGGTAGCGCCTTGCTCTTTGATCTGAGCCACTTGCATCCGATTGTTGATCTCAAGACCCGCTGCTTGCAATTGTTGTTGTAACTGCTCAATCATCTGCTTAGACTGAGCCAATTGCATCTGAATTTCAGGTGGAACGTCTGATTTCTCGTCAATCTGAGCCAATGGGTTCATGGCGGCAAGGCGATCTGCGATCACATCAGCGCCTGGGAAGTCCATGTTCCTGAACACCAAGTCACCCGCAATGTTGAACAGTTCTGCATTGCCTGTGAGCAACGGCATCATGCTTTCAACGGCTTGTTGGCGCTTGGTTTGGAAGCCAGGCCCTGTGTCCATCACCACATCGTATTCACCCACAGTCACATCGTTCAGCACTTCACCGATGGCGTTGGCTTGGTTGATGGTGGTCATATCGGGCTGACCATCTGAGCCAATGATTCGCATCACTCGCTCGGTGTCGTAAATCTTGGGGATCAAATCCAAGATGATTTTGCCCGTCTGACGAATTGAACGGGTCATATTGTCGTAGAAGTGGAAGTTTGACAGATCAACTTGGTTCTGTTGACCCTGTAAAGCCTTGCCTGAGATGTTTCCGCTTGGCAGTTGGTTGGGGTCAAGAACGCCCAAAACCATCTGCAAATCTGCGGAAATAGCGCCAGCCGCCTCCATGATGCCTGTTGGTGGTGGTTCAGGTTGAAGTCGGGTTGGTGCGGGTGCGGGAACGCCCTCAATGTCTTTCTGTTTATAGCGCAAAACAGGGGTTGACTTAATGTTAGCCATTGCCCATTCGTTCTCATGCCCCTCGTCTTGACCCTCGGCAAGCAGCCACTTAGCCTTTGGTGCGAGGGCGACACTTTCGGTCATGGATGTGCGCCAGAAGTTGTACATCCGCTGTGGGTCTTTAGCAAACCTCACCAAGCCGTATTTCTTGCGCTTGTCATCAATGATCACTTGTGCGCCATAACAGGGGACAACAGGGATGTATTTACCCGCCCATGTCTTTTCCTCAAGGATTTCCATTGCGGTGCATTTCATCCACTTGACTGCTTTGCGGAAGCTGTCACGCTCATCAACTACAGTCAGACCCGATGCCTCTACACGGGCAAAGAAGTTGTCTGAGTCGGCAAAGCCTGATGTGCCATCACTAAGCAAATACAGTTTGGCTCTCTCACGCTCAATGTAGAAGTATTCGGCAACCCGAATGTCCTCTTTGGTGAGCCATGAGGCTGTGTCATCGCCTGTGGAACGCTGCTGAAAGTTTGCCCCGTCATCAGCGCCTGGGTAATTCTCCCTAAATATCTTCTTGTCCATCACTGTGGTAATCAAGCAACGCTCTGCGTCTGAGCCATCAGGGAGGATTGAGTTAGGGTCGAAATAGACTGTGAACGGGTTATCAATCGTGTCAATGTAGATTTCCTGATCAAAGGAAGTCTCGCTCACATACTTTGTGTTGATGCGCCAATAGCCCCATCCCATGCGAACTGCGTAATCAAACGCTGTGTCATAGGCTGTGTCTGCGTTGGAGTTCACCTCGATGTGACGGGTGATGCCCTCAATCACTTGGGCGATCTTGTAGTCTGCCAAGTTATTCACAGGGTGAACTTTGATGCGAGGGCGTTGCATCCTTTGCTGATTGGTCACTTGACGAATGTATGCGTCAATCTTGTTGATCGTCAGACAAGGGCGAGATTCAAGGTTGCGTGAGTTTTGAATCTCGATAGGCCATTGGTCGCCAGCGGCAAACTTCACATCCATCAACGCTTCTGCTCGGTTGGTGGAGTCGGCATCGTTGACCAAGCGCCAGAACTTGATCACCTCGTTAATCTTGTTGTTGTTTCCTGATTCGTCTTGGTAAGCCATATTCAGCCCTTTATTGATGCCTAATTATCCCATCCATCCGCTTGCCATTGCAATCTGCGCTGACTTTTTGCGTTTAGGCGGCTCTTTAATCATAAGGGCAATGTAACGAAATGCGTCTGCCCCGTGTGAGTAGTGATCGTGTAGCGGGTTACGGCTGAACTGCCCTGTCTCAGGGTCAACCTCATACCGATAGTGTCTGAGGCAAGCCAAACCATCTGCCGTGTGTTCCCTGTCAAAGTAGCAATTAGGGAAGATTGTCCTTGCGGCATTGATTGAGTCTAGGATTGGCACTCTTGGCATGATCTCGGTCTTGTACCCTGCGGCTCTCACGATGTCATCAATTGACCGACCCGCTGCTGCCAAGGTCTTGTTCTCTGCGTCATGGGGAAGCCAAATCTTGTCGTACACATAACCATAGGTCTGCATGGTCGCCAAATAATAACTGATGGTCTTTTGGCTGTCCTCAATGTACCGAATGAGGCGGGTCTCCATGCCCACAAACTGCAAGAACCAAATGGCTGTGCTGTCTGACCATCCCAAGTCAAAGATTGCGTGAACTGGCTTTGTAGCGTCATAAGGCACACGGCAAATGCGCCCATCCTTCTCGGCTTGTTGCATCTCTTTGGCAAAGATCGCCCCATCCACAGTCTGTCGGCATAAGCCTTCCCACACTTGGTTATAGGCTTCCTCATCCCTTGCTTTGAGGGCATCTTTCTCAAGTCTAAGGGTGTCGGGAAACCAAGGGTTGTCGTACCAATTCACCTTCATGGTGATGCAATCTGCGGGTGGGTTTGCCACAAACCTTTGATAAGTCTCGTCTGTCTCCAACTCAGGGTTAAAGCTGATCCATATCTCAGAGCCTTCCTTTCGGATGGTTGGAATCAGGATGTTCCACGATAAGCGGCTGGTGGTCTGCGCTTCCTCAACCCAACAAATGTCAACGCCCTCATAGGACTTGATGTTTGAGACATTGTTCTTCAAGCCAACAAAGCTGAACTCTGTGCCGTTTCTGCCTCTGATGCTTGTCTGGGTGATCTCGTAGAAGCTGAGTAAGCCAAGGCTCTCGATCTGGTCGCACAGTAACTTGTGAACCGAATCTTTGATGGATGTCTGAAACTCACGGGCGCACAGTATGCGGATTGGGTCTTTTGCGCCTTTGATCAGTAAGGCTCTGGCAATTCCCCAACTCTTTGCCCCACCCCTTCCACCATAAAGAACCTTGTAACGGCTCTTTTTAAACAGACCTTCCAACTTAACGGGAAACTCTGCCTTGGCAATGGCATCGGTTACATCGCTCATTCGGGCTTAATGAATGTGACTTGAATCCCACCCAAAAGGGGTGTTCCATCTGCGTTCTCAATCGTTGTCGCCTGAATAGCTTTGCCATCCACTCGGTCGATAATCTCTTTGATTGCCCAAGGCTCACCCGCTTCAGCCTGAGTCACCAGTTGCTCGGCAATGCTTCTTAGGCGGTGTGGCTCTTGAACCAAGACAAGGCGCAGTTTGTCATAGAACAGTCTGCTCTTTGCAGCGTTCTGGTTGCCAACTTGTCCACCTCTTTCAGCCATTCGATTCGATTCCTAAGTATTTGTAAAAATTGCGTTTTGTATAGTTTGCTTATTTATATCTTAATATCAAATCTTTGATCGGAACATCGTAAGATTTGTAAGGAAATAGTTTTCTTCTTTCCTCATCAGACAAGTTCAAACGCTTTTCTGTTGCTCTTGCTTCTGCTTCACCAGCTAATTTTTGGTACAGATCAAATTTAGTTTGTTCGCTTCTATATGCGGCAAGTGCTTTATCTTCAATTTCTCGGGCTTCCTTTTCTAATTGGAGTCCCTTTTTTCTTGCGCCAGGCTTAACAATCCTCAATGGATCAAGCGGGTCATTTGCGCTTGAAAGCCTAAATTGGTTCTGCGCTTCTTCTCTTTTTTGCTTGGCAAGTTTTTCAAGTATCAGCACCATTGAACTAGGGCTACCACCACTGGCAAAACCTTCTTTGGCTTGGACAGCGTGTTGTAATTCATGGGCATAAATATCTTTAGGCATGACTTGACTAGATGGCACATGAATTGTTCCACCCTCACCCATCTTCCAATCAAAGTCTCTTTTAGGCGCTTCATAAGCCGCCATGCCTTCCATTTGTGAGGATGGCTTGACTTTGACACCTCTTGGCAGTTGCTCGTAAGAGGCTTGCAATTCTGGGTGCTTGATGACGATTGCGCCACCAGTGTTGCGATAGTCTTGAATCTGTAGATTCTTATCGCTGATTTCTTGTCGCCACTGTTTGTCAGGGCCTCTAAATGTGCCAGTTTTCTCCCAGATTTCCTCGGCACTTTTACCCGCCTTTTCTAATTCCAAGGCTTTGGTTGCCATAATCTTGTTAAAAGATGCGGCATTAGGGCCAATGAATATGCCTGTGGGATTATAGGATTCAGCCAAGGTTTTACCCAACTGACGGGTTTTAGGCCCAAACCCTGCGCCTTCTTCGGCTGCTTGGTATGTCAACTCATTTAACGCTCTTGCCCGATCATTGGCATTACCCAACATCTGCTGTAGGCTTGCGCTTGGGTTGCGGACAATATCAGCCCCTTTCCGCTTTGCGGAGTCAATGGCGCTGTAGATGTCTGCTAGGGTTGGCATTACTTTTTAGGCTTCTTGGGCTTTTTACCCGCATCTTTTTGCGCTTCACGCTGAACCGAATAGGCAATTGCCACCGCTTGCTTGGGTGGCTTGCCAGCTTCTATTTCTTCCTTGATATTGGCTCTAAGTGCCTTGGGGGTCATCGATGCTATTAGAGGCATTTTGTTCCTTTGACAGTTCAGCCAATAAGTTGGTGAGTTCTTGCACCGCACCGCTGATCTGCATTAACACCGCTTCATGTTGTTTGGCAGTGCTTCTGAGTTCCTCGATGCGGTTGGCTATTTTCTCAGCGTTCATCAGGAAGCGGCAATTGCACCACGGGTGTCAACACGCAACCAGCTTGAGCCATTTGAAAAGGCCATGATGGGCTGACCAGCAGCGCCATTAGACACATAAATCATTTGACCAGCGGGTGAGGCTGTTGGGACAGTAGCCACAGTGTAGGCTTGAAATTCAACCAAAGTAACCAATGGGTCAGCGTATGCCACGCCAGTTGCAATTGAGTTTGTCATGATGTTTCCTTTAACAGTTCCAGTTTTTGAGGGATGCCTTGGCCCGTTCCGCTGGGCCTTTGGCGTTTTTAACTACCCCCTCCATCCTAGCGCAAAATGATGCTTTGCGACCAGCATCGGCTTTTGTCTTTGGATTTGGGGCGGGTGGTTTCAAATTTGCGTTGTTCTTGGCATTGTATTCAGCACGACCTTTAGCGGTCATTCCCGCACCTTTTTCAGTCGGGTTGTAGGTTTTCCCCTTGCCTGTGGTCTTGTGGGGAATCGGCTTGTCGTGCTTTGCCATGATTATTTCTTTTTTGCAGTCTTTGCAGATTGTTTGAAAGCCTCGGCAGTGGGTGCGCCCTTTGCGCCTGGCGATCTCATGCGCTCGGGAGTCTTACCCGCATCTTTTTGACGCTCTATGCGCTCTCTCTTTGCTGCGATATTGGCATAAAGCCCAGGTTTAGTTGCCATGATTATTCCTCCACAACCGCACAAATGTCGGCTTCTTGAATGATTTGGTAATCTTGACCATCAATCTTTTGGGTGGGCCAATTAAGATAATCCCCGTTCCCATACTTGATGAAGTCACCCACCTTAACATCGTAAACCTTTGGGCCAATGGCGACAATAGTCCCCTCGTTAAAGGCTTCCTTATTGTTCACATAAATGATGTCGGATAAATTTCGCACTTGTGGTTTTACCACAACACGATCACGCAATGGTGTCAGCATTTCTTAGGTCTCCCAGGCTTTTTCTTGACAGGAACAGAGACCTCTTTGGTCTCGTCAGTCATGATGTCGTACACGGGAAGTTTCACGACCTCAACTTGCATGGGTTCGTGTTGACCGCACCAATCGTTCTGGTGCTTGTTCTGCTGTTGCGGGCTTTGGCGACAGATGCCCATGATTTGCTGATTCCTGAAGAATCGGCAGTTTCCACAATTAGAATCTGATTCAGCCATTCAATACCTCTTTTATTGCTTGGTTAGAAGCGCCCCCAGATTCTCCGTCTGCGGGGCGTTTCGCTTTACTGATAAGACTTGCGGTCGTGAGTGTAGCAAACGCCAGAGGACTTGCCACCTTCAAACTTAGAATCTTTGCCGACCTTGTTGGTCATGGCATCGGGGATGCGGTTTTTTACGCTGCCATTAGGCTTCATTTCGGGGGCAGGGTTGCCAGCCATCTTTGCGCTGTTGCCGTAGCCGTAGCCTTTGGGTTCGTTCTTGTTCATCATGATGATTCCTTATTTAAGGGTTAGTAAGTACAGGGTGGAATTGATCAGATCGGCAATTTCATCAACGATGTTTTGCAGTTCTGAATCTTGCGGGATTTCTTCACGGGCTTCCTCGACAAACTTTTTCAGTTGTGTCAAGTACTCAATTGGGGTTTCCTGTGGCTGATGCAACTCATCAGGGAACTTTGTCATTCGGGTGTTGTAGCGACCTTGATAACTCTCAGCTAACTGGTCTGCCAAGTCAACAATCTTGGGGTAGAACTTGCCCAAAGCCTTGTGAATAGCATATTCCCGTGTCTGCAAATGCTGAAAATGGGTAATCGTGCCACTGTGAAACAGAGTAGCCACGAACTCAGCAACTTCGGCATTTTTTTCCATATTTGCACTATACCAAAAAAAGCGGGGGAATCAACCCCCAAAAAGGCAACTGCAATGCCTATTCAAATTCTGCCACAAAAGGCAGTGGAACTTCTACAGGCCATCTCCCTTGTTTGCAAAGCAACAAAACTGTGCCAATGTGAGCCTCTGCCCACTTTCTTTGGCGTTCTTCCTTGGTAAGATTTTTGCCTTGGTCAATTTCGTAATGGCAAGTTTGGCATAAAGCAGCAACCAAGTTGTCATCGGCCTTGATACCCCGCCCCTTACCACCGCCCCAATTACTGTGAGCCGCCTGAACGCCATTGTCCATGCCACAACTTTGACAAGAGAGACCCGCCACTAGCTTTAGGAGTTTCTGGCTTCTCACATATTGGTGTTTCGGATATTGCATATTCTTTGGTGTAAAACTTGTGATTGTTTTCGCATTGGCGCTTTCGGCTGACGAATTCGGGGTTTGATCGGGTGTCTAAAACTTTGAGGGTTTCAGAGCCACAGCGGGGACACATCATGAGTTTTTTTCCTTTATGTCATAAAACCAATCGTCACCCGCTGACCATTTGCGAGTGCCATCCACTGTCCAAAGTCTTTTTGCAGCTTGAAAGTCTGGAAATTTTGTTTCGGTGGGAATAAGGCTCTGGTCGTACCAAAGGCATCGATTGTTCGGTTGACAAGCAAATTGCCCGTTGTCTAACGCAATAAAGTTAAAACTCTTGTGTTCTTCAGCTTGTTCTGTAAAGCCTGTATCAACATCCATCCCGTCAGCGCAAAAGTCAACTGTGAACAAATAGCGACCAAAATGCCATTCTTTGTCTTTTCCCAAAAATTTAACGCCTAAGTTACGCAAGCCAATTTTTTCTACAATTGTGAATCTATAACCCATGCAATCCCACAATTGGAGAGTGTCAATTGGCAAGTTACCCGCCTCTGTGTGCCACACATAAGCATGGATTGGCAGTTTGTCATACAAAGCGCCATAAGCGGGTAACAATGATTCAATGCGGAAAACTTGACCACGCAAGGCTTTCAAGCTGACCCAAATCGCTGGCTCTAATTCGCCATGACCTTTTTGATCGTTGTATAAAAACTCACGTTTTATAAAACATTTCATGGGTGGCAATGATGCAATTATGTAACTCATGTCTCAATCCCCTTGTCTGCCATCCATGCCAAGAGCCATTCAATGAACTCTGAGCCTTCTTCTTTTGTGAATTTGTGGCTTTGTAGCCCTAATTGAACAACTCGTTCCCCGTCTAGGCTAGGGGCAACCTTGCCAACCTTGCGCCCTGTTTCATGCGCCCATTGGTCGATTAAGAGCCTTTTCCAATCATCTGATGACCAAGCACTGCCAGCGTTCTTCATTTGTTTGGCAACCATGTCAATCAGGGCATGGAACATATCGTTCTGATCTGTGCTTCGGGTGGCTTTCTTGACCTCTAAGCGCAACTGTTTCCCCGCCTGTAAGGTTTCTTTAATCTTGGGCCATAGGTCTTTCAGGACTGCATATCCTTGTTGTGGGTTGTGCAAATTAACAATCATGCTTGCCTCACTACAACTTCAACCTTTGCCACTTCGCCATAGACCTTGGTGCTGTGGATTGATGTGATTTGGGAGTCGTTCTCAAACACGATTTTGTCCATGCCATCGATCACGCTCTTGATCACGTTGTCCAAATCAGGCTTTTTGGTGTGTTTTTCAGAATCGCTTAAACAAGCCTCAGTGCGTTTTTTTGAGTAAGAGGCAGGAACAGGAAAGGTGACATAAATAAACGCCTCCAATGCCCCTTCAAGCGGTTCTGATGCACCCATAGCCGCCTTTGCCATCATCTTGACATCGGATTCATAGTTTTTGGTCTTTTCAGGTGTGTAGGCAACAGGGAATTTGCCTCGTGTAGAAAACCTTGGTCTGCCCTTTGGTACAGGCTCGCCATAAATCGTGAACATGATCTGCATCATTTTTTGTCTTTCTGTTCATTCATGCGTTTTTTTAGATCGTCAGCAGCCGCTTGGCCTCGCCTCTTGGCAATGTCCAACAGGGTCTGCTGCCACCAGTATTGGGCTTCTCCCCTGCCCTCCTCCATTACTTTCTTGCGGTAACGCCTGATCCATTCTTGGGCTTCTGTGTTCCTCATAGTCTCCTGTAAGTTCAAGCGCTCTTGTGATGACAAATTCGCTAAATTGTTGGCCTTCTCTGACCCTGTTAAGGATGGCTGTTGCTTCATGGTGTGTCATCACGAGTCACAGCCTCTCTCACAATTGTTTTTTCATGATTGAAAATTGTTTCAAATTGATGGAGTGACAAGAACATAACCATTTCTTCACCATCTAATCTTTTTTGCGTGAAACTTACAAAACCATCGCCTGTTCCAGCAACTGTTGTTTCATATTCTGCGGGTAAATAAATTGGCATTTTTATCTCCTTAATTCTGCTAGTTTTGCTCGGATGTGATCTGGCATCGGTGCAGCCTTTTTGCGGTCAGCTTCAATCTTTGCCAAGGCGGGGTCTATTGTGGGTTTGGGCTTCATTTCAGGCACTTCTGCGCCATCCCATCGTTGTTGGTTGAGATAAACCAAGGGGGCGGGAATAAAAGCACCATTGCCTTTAAGCCATTGCTCTGTGGTCTTTAACCATTCAATGTGTTTGATGATCTGGTCGGTTTGGGTTTCGCAATAATGCTTCTCCCATTTCTTTTTACATTCGGACTTCGCACCCTTTCTTGTTGATGCGGGCCATGCTTTCCAGAATCTCTCAAACCCTGATTCAAATAATTCAGGCATAGGTTCTCCAAGGGTGGATATACCACCTTTCTCCATCGATCTGTTTTCCATAATTCATCTTAATTTAGCTAACTAAAAACAAAAGCGACCAAGTGCGCTTGACGGGTCAATTCACTTATAGATTGGGCCTTGTTCCACCTTTGTACCCAATCCTTTACCAGTCGCTTAACCAACGCTGGTCGGCAAGTCAGGGGGTGTGTCCTGTTGTCGGTGTTTTCTTCCAAGCCATCCATGCAAATGCGCTGCTGTCGTGTGGAGTACGGCTGCACGAAAAGAGGACATAAAAAAAGCCGTTTACTACTGCCCTCGGTAGGAACCCTAAAGTAAAAACCAAGGGCGAGAGCATGAGTAAACGGCTTCAATTTATTGCTTCCTACGGCAACGATTTAATTATAAGCACATTTTTTATTTGTTGTCAAACCATTCTGGCTTGAGAATCATCAATTGATACAAACGCCCCGTAGGAATCATCTTCCAATTGTGAACTGCGGCTCTAGTGATGCCCAAGATACGGGCAAGCTCACTCTGTGAGCCAGCAAGGGTGATAGCCTTTTGTTTATCCATTTTTGAAGTATATCAAAATAGACAAAACGTTATTTGTAAAAAAGCAACAACTAAGGGAAATCCCTAGCAATTATTTTTAAAAAGGGCTTGATTGCCGTACACCAATCTATACAATAGCGTTCATGCCCTAGCACTTCGCATGGGGTCTTTTTAGGAGTCAGAAATGACCGATTCTCAAGTTATCGCTTCTGTGATTCGTTACCTTAAAGCTGAAACTGGCGCAGTTTCTTGCAATGTGCATTTGCCAAGCGGCAAAAACGCAGTTGTGTATGTTGATGGCAGAGTTCAATACTCTTAATTAACAGGGCTTCTGCCCTTTAAGGAAACAAAATGATTGACTACAAACTCCAATACCACTTTGATGAATTCGTCACTTATGACGATGGCAACACGCTTGAGAAAGTCAAGGTCGGTTATGACTACTACCCAGAAGAATTTAATCTGCCCCATGATCACAACTCAGCAGAAATCTACGATGTGTTTGTCTTTAGCGAAAAGGGTGATGACATTTCTTGCGATCTGTCCTCATCCGAATTTGAACGCATTGTGTCTGAGGCCAAGATTCACCACGCTCGTATGCTAAAGGAACAAAATGAAATCTAAGATCATCACAACAATTGTCGAATGGACATTGGCGATCATCATCTTTGGTGGTTGGGGCGTAATGCTCGCATGGAGAGGCTAATCATGATTGACAAACTCAAAGATTATTTCCGCTTGCCATCACCAAAAGAGTTGGCTGCTAAAGAACTTGAAATGGCACAACGCAAGCTGTTAGAGGCTCTCAGCGCACAAGAATATGCAAAACGCATGGGTGAGTATCACCAAGACCGAATCAAACGCTTAACAACTTACTTGAAAGACGAATCATGAAAATGTTTACATTCACCCTTTTATGCACTCTCGGCATCGTTACAACTGGATGCTCAATGATGCCAGGCCATGTGCCATCACCCCCCAATCAAGACCTGATTGTTGACAAGCAAGTGCAGCCGATGGGTCGCAATGAAGTGATCGATGCTGTGCGCCAGTGCGAGTCATCAGGGCTTCGTGCCATTCCCTTGTACGCAAAACGCAAGGTTGGTGGCTACACAGTTGAGACAGTGATTGAAGTGTCTTGTGGCCCTAAATACAAATTCTAAGGATCATCATGTCAATCGCTAATTTACTGACTTTAAATGTCAACGAACACACTGAGAAAAAAGCCAATCTGACTTATCTGTCATGGGCTTGGGCATGGGCTGAAGCACTCAAGGCCGACCCTAAAGCCTCGTTCAAGGTTGAGATGTTTGGTGACAAGTGCTTCATGGACATTAATGGCACAGCAATGGTGTGGGTCACAGTCACCATGTTTGACAAGCCAATGACTTGCCAGCTTCCCGTGATGGATCACCGCAACAAAGCCATCGTGAACCCAGATGCTTTCCAAGTGAACACAGCCATCATGCGTTGCATGACCAAGGCACTCAGCTTGCATGGCCTCGGTCTATACATCTATAACGGGGATGATCTGCCCTCTTTCATAGAGCCTGAATCCACAATTGAGCCTGACACTATGACAGACTTGTTTGCGGCTATTGAGAACGCCACCACTCAAGACGAACTCAAGGTTGCCTATAAAGTAGCGTATGCGGCTTGTGATGGTGACAAAGCTTGGCAGATCAAAGTGATTGCAGCAAAAGATAAAGCAAAGGCCAAACTATGAAAACAGATGAAGATGACGAATTCGACCGCATCGCCCATGAAGCGGAAATGAAAAGTGGTCAGCCATACCATTGGGATGTTTTTGTGTCTCCCTCACAACGCAATCAAGTGCTTGAGGAAGTGGCAAAAGAAATAGAAAAAATGACAGCGTTTGGCAAAGACACAATCGGCAGTTTTACAGCATACATAAGGGGTATGAAATCATGATTGAAATGATGGATCAAGGGTCAGAGGAATGGTTCACCATTCGGATTGGCAAAGTCACCGCATCTCGTGTAGCTGACGTTCTTGCCAAGACAAAGACGGGCTATTCAGCAACCCGTGACAACTACATGGCTCAGTTGGTGTGTGAACGCCTCACAGGTCAAAAGGGTGAGAATTTCACGAACGCTGCCATGCAACATGGCACAGAGACAGAACCCCTTGCCAGAGCCGCTTATGAGGCGCTTAAAGACGTTTTAGTTGATGAAGTGGGGTTTGTACCCCATCCCTCAATAATCATGGCTGGCGCTTCTCCTGATGGCTTGGTGGGTGAGGATGGTCTGATTGAGATCAAATGCCCCAACACAGCCACGCACATTGAGACTTTGCTCAGTCAATCAGTGCCAGGCAAGTACAACACCCAAATGCAATTTCAAATGGCTTGCACAGGGCGGCAATATTGCGATTTCGTCAGCTTTGACAATCGTCTGCCAGAGGAACTTCAATTGTTTGTTAAACGTGTCCCAAGGGACAATATGTATATCAGACTAATGGAAGAAGAAATTGTCAAATTCTTGAATGAACTTGACATCAAAATTGCTCAACTTATGGAAATAAAAAATGTCTAAACTTTACGAAATTACCATTGTTTCAGGTAAATACAAAAACAAAGATGGTGTGGAAAAATCCCGCTATCAAAACATCGGCTCAGTCATTGAGACCAAGAACGGCCCGATGCTCAAACTTGACATGATTCCGCTTATAGATGGTGGATGGAATGGTTGGGCATACATGAATGAACCAAAGCCTAAAGACGATTACAAAGGCTTGCCAAAGGATGATGACATCGATTTTTGATTAACGGGGGAAAGCGGATGCTGTGGCAAAGTTTAATCTTAGCTTGCGATTGAACACAGTGCAGCGAGTACCCCACCCATTTAGGAAATATCATGGACTATAAAGACGCATTTAAGAGAATTTTCGCCATGCCCGAATTCCCAAGAGTCAGGGCAAATGATCCCCTAACATCGTTTCAAGCGGCAGATTCCATCAAGGAAGCCGCTACCCAACACCATCAGACAATCTTGGAGTGCCTCCAAACACACGGGCCATTAGGCAAAGATGGCATCTCAGCTTGTACCAACTTGGACAGCAATCAGGTTGCCAGGCGGCTTAACGAAATGAAAATAATGGGCTTGATTGAACTGACAGGCAACACAGTCAAATCAAATTCAGGCAGAAGCGAAAGAGAGTGGCAATGTACCCAATCGAATTAGGCGGCAATCAGCCTGTTCACAGATTACGAACTTGTAATAAATGTGATGTAACTAAGCCGCCAGAGGGAGGGGTTGATATGGGACACAAATGGATTTGCCAAATTTGTTGGATCATGCGTTTGACAGGCAAACATTTGCGAGAGAACTCAACTCAAAAATAAGGCTCGTTCGTCAATTCTGCGCTTTTGTAAACCCTTGAGAACTTTGCCGCCAGCCATGCAGTACTTTAGAAGTTCCTCGGCAGCGCCCTCCATGTCACCCCTAAGTACCTTTTGGCGCAGGGTTGACCTCTGGAGTGTGCCAAGTCCTACATTGAAAGAAAATGAAACCAGTGCGTCAAACTGTCCTTGAGTAAGAGGCACAGGACAATAAGTAGCCACGCCTTTCTCAAAGCGAGCAAGGTCTGTCCTAAGTATTGCATCAACTTCCTCCATTGAATGTTTACGCATAGCCTCTGGCGGTGGCACAAAGGCATCCCGCTGATCTATCTTGAGTTTGCCTTGCTCTGGAAACATCACATGACCAACCCCTACAGTCCACAGCTTTGCGGGGCATTTATAGGGATTCTGCCTCACGCCCTCGTGATGGCGAATCATGTGCAAGCACTTGTCTGAGATGTTCATTTGCCAAAAGCCCGACCACCAAAGTGGAAAGCAATGATTGAGGCAAATAGGGCTTGGGTGTCAGAGTCCCAAAGCATTTCAGCCAACTCGGTGAATGGCACACCACGATTCCAACCATAAGCAAACAAGCCAACATCCACAAACAGCAACAGGAAAAAGAAGCCGTAAGTAATGACAGGGCGCACACTTGCTCTAAGGTTCTTCATCCACTCGCTAGTGCCTTCATTCAAACTTGTGTCATGGGCATAGATGGCTTGCATTTCAGCTTGTTGTGCGCCAATCAGAACTTGGGTGGTGTTGGCTGCGCTCTCGGTAGCCAGTTGCTCAGACTTGATGTGTTCAATTCTTTCCTGTGCTTCAAACCCCGCTTTACGCAGTTCTAACTCACGGGTAATCTGCATCTGGGCTAAGTCTAGTTCATGCTTTTTATCTGCCCTATCTTGGAAAAAATCCAAGAGTTTTGGCAAGCCGCCCATCAAGAAACTGATTAGGGTTGAGAGTAGTGTCAGCATTTAAAGTCCAATCATTCCAAGAAGTTTATCTACGATTTTTGAAGCCAACTCATCAGGTAGGTAGGGGAGTAGGCCAAGCACCCACCAAGCAATGCAAAGCCTGACAAAGACTTTGAGGAATAGGTCAAATTGCTTTTGGTACTCATTCACCGACCACACCTTGTTTTGGCACAGTGATCTTGTATCTCAGCAATGCCCCAACCAACTGCGCCTAAGAGCATTACGATCACGACAACCCCGACCGCCCAAGCCATATATTCTTCTTCTTCTTCTTTTCTTTTCTTTTCTTCTGCTTTGGCTTGTCTAGCTAAGTGGGCATCTTCAATGTCCATTTGTTGTTGGCGTTCTTTGATCTTTTGCCATACGTCTGCACGGCCTGTAGCCTGAAATAACAGCATCAATTCGGCCTCAAAACGCTTTGCCTCATCCAAAGCCATCTCGATTTGTAACGCAGCACCTAAGTTTGATTTATTGCCAGATCGTTTGGCTTCTACCATTGCCCTAGTTGCAACGCTCTTAGCGTCAAACATCTTGGCGATAGATGGGGCTAAACCAGCAAGATCATTTGCAACCTTACTGGCTTTTTTGACTACGCTGATTGCAGTCTGTAGCCCCGCTAAAGCTGTAATTGGATCAATCATTTTGTCCAATAACTACTGAAGTACCCCATAACAGTAGAAACGCCTGAAACAAGTGCCATGCCCATCCAAAAGCCGCCACGACCTTTGTTAGCCAAAGCAATCAAGATTTCCATGTTGGCTTCTAGCTTGTCGATCTTGGCCTCCATAGATTCGACCTTTTGCCAAAGAACGCCATATTTGACCAAATCAATATCAGACATTATTTCCCCAAATCTTGAACTTTGTTTTTGCCAGTTTGCTTAATGCCAGCGCCCGTTTCAAGTGCTTTTTCGGTTTGTGCTTCTGCGGCTCGTCTTGCTCTCATTTCCATCACAGAAGTTCCAAGCTGCAAGCCTGGCACTGCCAAGTTCAAACCGCTTTCCACGCCCATAGCAACGCCTTTAGACGCTTTTTCAGCAAGCGCACCCACCAATGTATTGGAATTGTTTACAAACGCACCACGGGGCTGTGCTTGGGTATATCGTGCCACATTTCCCAAAGTCTTGAGTTTAGATGCCGCTTCTTGGTTAAAGATGGCATTTACATTTTGAACATCGTCTAATTGTTTAAGCGCTCTGTTGTAACCCGCTTGGCTAAAATTGCCGTTTCCATCAACGATGCCCGATTTATCTGAAAGCCAATTGATAGTTCCCGCAGCCATGTGCTGATGGGCGGGTGAGTCTCTGCCCAAATGCTCAACCATTGTGTTGATGTTCTTGTTTACGCCATTGACCACAAACTTGTCAATAAACTTATCTGCGGGAACAGTATCATCCACAGCCGCTTTCATGGCGGGGTCTTTTTCAAGCATTTGGAATCTTGCTCTTGCAGATGCTCGTGCTTTGTCAGCCAAAGGCTTGAGGGCTGCGGCTTCTTTCTGAAGTGGCAACTTTTCCAATTCTTCAATCATGTAACTGGCGGCTTTGCGAGTGTTTCCATCTTGGCTTGTTCTTGCAATAGCGCCAAGATTGCGCCTCAAAGACAAATAGTCTTCAAAGGTCATGTTTTTATCTTTTGCCAATCTTTGCAATTCGCTAAACTGACCTTTTGGCGCTTCATTAGAAAGCAATTCTTTTTTGAGTTTTGCTTCTATATTCTGAAGCAATCTAGGTGCGTCAACAGGGAACTGACCACCAGCCGCATCACGCAAGGCTTGGTAGTCTGCATCAATCCCTTTGTTTAGATTGGTGTCCAACTCTTTATAGGCATCAATAATGCCTTGGCTGTTCTCAATCTTTTTAGTGCCGTACACGCCAGGTGCGGCTTTGTCACGAATCAAACTAAGATTCTCAATTAGCTGACCATTCTGTTCATTGAATCGTTGAGCCAACACGGGGTCTTTGCCACGCCTGTTTTGCTCGTTGGACAACTTAACCACATCACCAGTGGCTTGGCCTTCTGTCAAACGAACGGGGACAGGCAATGTGTCAGCCTCAATGTGCCGTTGCAAAGTTGGGATGTTTACCTTGTCAACAGGGATTGAGGAAATCGCTTGTTGCAGTTCAGGAGTCGCCACAGACAAGGCTTGCTTGATTGTGGTGGCATCGGGAACGACCGCAGCGCCAGCACTCACCATGCCGCCAGATGGGGCAGTCGGGGCAGCGGGTTGAACTTGTAATTCGCCAACACCTAATTTCTTACCCACAACAGGGGCGGTCTCTTGAATAACTTTTGCAGTGGTGGTTGCCGCTTTGCTAACTGCGGGGGCTGCCGCCACAGTCGCAGTGCCAATCATGTTCTGCACATCATTAACAGGAACGCCTGTTTTTTGAGAAATCCATTCAGCACCTTTGTTGATGTTTTGACCAATGAAGTCCATCAACTGTCGGCTTGCTTCGCCTTTGTAGGCTTGAGTCTCGGTCACGCCCAATAATTTACCAAACGGCTTCTCAGTAGCGCCAACAACCTTTTGCTCAAGGGCTGCGGCTTGCTCTGGTGTCTTGCCAATAAATCGTGCGCCAGCGTAAGTCACAGGGCCTGTAATGCCTGGGATAATCCCGCCCACAGTCACATCAGCCAACGATGCAACGCTTGCACCAAACTCTTGTTTAGCTTTCTGTGCTGACCCAAGCAACTCAGCCGCCTTGCGACCCACGGCAGTGCCACCTTCTTTGGGCTTTTCTTCTTTGGGTTGTTCTTTAGGTGCGCCTGGCTGACCAGCCGCAGGGGTTGATTCCCACAGATCAGCCAATGTGCCACTTGTAGCGGGGGCGGCACTTGGTGTGGCAGTAGGTGTAGCAGAGGGGGCTGGTGTACGGGCAACCTTGCCACCCATCTCACGGGTCAAAGCCTCAATGTCTCTTTGCGCTCTAGCATCGCCTCTAGCAAGTCTTTCTTGGGCGCTTTTCATCTCCGCTTGGAGAATATCCATTCGGCTTTTTTCACGCATTGCTTGATCTTGAGATGGAACTTTTGCGCTTTTAACTGGCGCTGGGGCTTCCGCTTCCCACAGTTCAGCAAGTGTTGCCATTATCGAATAATCCCCATTTGTCGTGCCAAACGAATCTTACGGGTCAATTCTGCCTGTTCTGCCGCAGACATGGAAGCCTTTAATTTGGCAACATCTTGGGCAGTCATTTCTTGGAAAAGGCGGGGGTCGGCAATCTGATCAAACTGCAATTTACGCTGACCATATTGAGTCGCATCATTCTGAACAGGGGTCAAATAATTAGCCCTTGCAATTTTCATGTTCTCAATGCCGATCATCTGATCAGCAATGGCAAGAATGGCTTTCTCATCTAGCTTTTTATTGGGAGTGGCAACTTCAGCCAAAGCCCTTGCCGCATCAGTATTACCACCCGCCAAAGTCAACAAAGCAGAGTTCTTTGCCAATTGCTCGGTGCTGATTTTTTCGGCTTCGTAAGCAGGGATTCCAATGGCGTTAAGAATACCCGCAGCCAATTCTTTGCGCTGACCGCCAACGCCTGTGAAAGCATCGGGTGCAAACTTCTTAATGTTTTGGAAGATGGCGACACGGCTTGGTGCTTCAGCGGCATCTTTGACAGTTGTTGCAAAGTCTGCGGAAATGGTTGCACCACCAGCACTCAAAAGGGCTGCTTGGGCGGGGCTAACATTTGTAGTGAGGGGCGTTTTACCACGCTGAGAAGCAGGGCCAAGCAAACGCTTTTCGCCTGTTAAAGGGTCAATGACTTCTGTTGTTGGTGGCAATCCGATGTCTGCCAAAGGCTGTGTTCCCATTTGGATTCGGGGCAACATACCGCCAACCGCAGGGGTTGTGACAGTTGGGAAGATTTGCTCACCAGTGCTAAGAGTGCCAACTTGTTGAGAAAATGAAGTCTGTTGTTGTGCGGGGCTTAACAAGGTCTGTGCGCCAGCAATCGCTTTGCCTGGCAAATCAGGGCCAGATGGCATTTCATTCCATGTGACCTTATAAGCATCAATCAATCGTGCCAAATCTTTATTGTCGGGATTTTCTTGTTTCAGCAAATTCATTTCAGCAATATAAGCATTTTTGTCTTGCACACCCAAGCGACCAAGAATTGCAAATCTTGAACCAATCATGTTGCGTTGGTCTTGAGTTAGATTCTGCTTTGCACTGATCGCTTCAGTTTGGGCTTTGCCTAATGTGCTGAACTTGCTAATAGCATCAGCGCCCGTCAACGGGGCAATCTTTGGAACAACGGCATTGATCTTGTCAATGTCAATTCTTCCATCAGTCTGAAAGTTATTAGGATCAGAAAAGAAAGTCTGCAAGTTATTGCGTTCTTTATCTTTTTGTTCTTCAACACCCAAAGCAATCTCGCCTGTGCGAGTAACTTGTTGTTGTTGCTGAAGCGCCAAAGGATTGATCTGAGCCGCTTGTTGATACTGTTGTGCGCCACGGGCGACATTTATCATGTCACCAAGGCTCATGCCTGGCACAGGTCTGATCTGTGCTGCAACTGGAGAAACGCTTAAATCTGCCATTTTTTATCCAATCAACCTATTGGGGGTGGTGTAGGTGTGAAATAAGGGCTTAATGCAGGGTTCATGGCTGTCGCACCGCCTGGCGTTATGCCACCGCCACCTTGTGGGGTTAATAAACTCGACAATGTTAGAGCATTTCCAATGCCGCCATAAGCGCCAGCCATTGCGTTTGCCGCACCCACTTGACCCGCACCCAAAGCAGAAGCGCCACCAATACCTAATTGGCTCAATGCGTTTGCTGTGTTTGATCCCAAAGTATTTGTTTGAGATTGTGCCGTTTGACCGATACCCGCAAGGCTTGCCAATCGGTTGTAAATGTTGGACTGTTGGTTTTGGTAATTGGTAAAAGCCTGTTGTGCGCCTGTTTTAGCGTATTCTTGAGCAAACCTTTGTCTTGCCAAATCTACATTTGAGCCACCACCGCCAACATTCATGGCTTGACCAGTAGCGCCCAAACCCTGTTGAAGCATGAATTGGTAGCTTGGGTCTAGGTTTTTAATCAAATCGGCAGATGTAAATTCCTTAGTAAACTGAGGCAACATCGTATTGATTTGATTCAATGCGCCATAACCAGCTTGACGATAAGGGGCTTGTTGTGCATTGAGAATGTCAAACATCTCACGCTGTTGTTTGGCAGCGTCTTGAGTTGCTTGATACTGCATTTGGGAAGCGCTTTCGGCTGCGCCAGCTTGTTTCTTAGCCCCGACATACCCTAAAAGGGCTGATCCACCAATTGCTACTGCTACCCAAGTCATATTATTCCCCTTCGATTCTTAATTTTTTAATGTCATTATTGGCATCAAAAAGTGCGGTTGTATCTGGCTCAATCAATTCAGCTTCAATTTCATCAAGATCGGTTTTGTCAGTTCTGTGAATGGTGATGCCAATCGCATCTGTCACAGCCAAAGTCACCCGTTTCGTGCCAGGCTTGGATTCAACAACATCCCCTGCCTGAAGCCTTTTCATTCCGCTTTCTGTCCATGCGATTATCTCGCCTTTTGCACATAAAAAAAAGTGGGGTTCTTTATGAACTTTGCCAACAATTAAAGTGCCAGCGGGTCGAAAGACTTTCCTCAAATACATACCTGGGCTGAACTGGTGTTCTGTCGTTAGTTCAGCCTGTGGCATGGTCGCCATTTCCGCTTGGAGGCGCTCAACTTGCTCACGGGAAACATGGTTTGGCAATTCTAAGTCGTTCAAAATGTGCCTCCCTTAACCCCGTTTAGGGCGGTGAAATCGGTGAATTTACCCGCTGCGGGGGTAGTCAATCCAATGGTGGAATTGTTGATCACGACATTATCAATCGTGCCACCCTTAATAATTGTGCTGTTTATAGTCTGACTGATCACATTGGGATTCATTAACCACTGCAACCAAGCCTGAGATGGGCGACCCGTGTTCTCATCTAAAAAAGGCGAATACGGGATGTTAATGTTGGCATTTGGAAGTGCCGTAGCCATTAGTTATCCCCTGCGCTTGATTTCAGATTTGCAGACACAATGACAGCCTTGATGGGGTCAGTCAGCACCACCTCAAAGATTCTGTCCCTAGACCATCCTAAACGCCTCCAAATGGCTCGGTTTAAGTATTGACCAATCTTGCCAATAGTCACCCAATGCTCGTTTGAAAATGTAGAGCCGCCATCGTTTGACCATCTAAGCATGGCTTGAGGGTCTTGGCCTTGACCAACATTCAAACCAACGCCAGGCTGAAATTGGATTTGGAATTCTTCAAAATACTGTCTTTGTAAGTCAGTAGTCAGGTGCTTTGCTCTACGCAAACGCCTAATGGTCGCACCATCATCGGTGTAAACCTCATTCTCTAAGCTGTATAGTTTGCCGTTCTCGTAGTCGCCTACGATGTACATATTGGCAAAGTAAGCACCGCAGTTGGAACGATGGCGCTTATAAACAGCATTGGCAGAATCCCAATAAAGCCATTTGTGCCATGACTTTGTGGATAAGTCATAAACCCATGTCAGGCCATATTCGCCCACTGATGGGAAAGTCACCACATACATTTCGTGACCTTCAATTTGATAGGTGTAAGCCACGGCATCCGACACCACTTGGTTAAGCAAAGACTGTTCAACAGCATGGGTGGAAATCCTCACCCAAGCATAGCCTTGCATCATCTCGATGGTTGAGTTACCCCTTGTGTCTTTTGCCACGATCACAAAAGAGTCGGCAAACCTAGCAACAGAGTATTTAGCACCACATCCTGTTTGGCTAAACGTGCCAGGCACTCGTTGGAATGGGAAAGTGGTGATGCCAGCAATCACATTGCCCACATCTGTCCAAACCTCGGTGGTGGTCTCGCCCATCAAATAAACTTGTCTGCGGTCTGCAATCAGCGTCACCAATAGGTCTGATGAGCCATCAGAAGTGCCGTAAAGCGCCTGTGTGGAGTATTGTGAGCCTAGATCAGTACAAGCCCAATTCTGTGAGTTTGGCTCGTTATAGATGTTGTAGTTGTCAATCACATCCACCACAGTAGCACCTTGCCACGGGCCATCAGTGCTTGGCAGTTGTGTAAATGTGTTTGTGGAAACAACCCATGTGTAACGATTTGGGCCATCCACAATGTAGGCAATCAAACCATCTGCATTGGTGATGTTGTCAGAAATGGAGACTTGACCTGATGAAGTGGTCAAAGTGCCGATTTGGGTTGCCACCATTAAAAGGTTGACTTGGTAAACAATGTTTCCCGCCACCGCAATCAGGATTTGCCCACCCGACATAGTGTGCAGACCACGCACTTGAGCATTAGCTAATTGGGTTTGCAGGGTAAGACCTGGCGTTGGGTACAACGCCACAATGCCACGCTCACCCTGTTGCTTGGTAGGATCAATCTCAGCAAAGAAATTGATGCACTCCTGATCGTCTTGGTAGATTGATGGGGCGGTGTAGGATGTGCCGACAAAGCCAAAGTCTGCCATTATCTAAAGCCTCCATCCATGATGAAGCCAGCGTCTTTAGCACGACCCACCATCAAGCTGTCAGGGTATCGTGCAATCTGTACAGGGCGCATATTGGTGCGCTTGATTGTTGCCTTACCCTGTGCAGCATAGGCGTTGATCAGGCCAATAGATACTTGGTTCACCTTGCCAAACATCGGCAACAGTCTTTCAGCCAAACACCACCGCAAAGCCATGTTGTAACCCTGTGGCAGTTGGATGGTGTCGTTCAGGCTGTTAAATTCCCTGAAGATTGTTTGAGTGAACAAGTGCAACTCGCCCTGAGATGGGTTGGGGTAAACATAGATTGTTCCCAACAACTCTGAGGGCTGATAGTAAATGCCTTTTGCCCAAGGGCCGTTCAATTGCTTGATGCCAATGGATTCGTATTCTTCAAGGCTAAACACAGTCAAAGGGTAGTCTAAGTAACCACCCGCAATGTTTGAGCCGCCTTGCATGGTTGCCACACGAACAAAGCCTGATTCAATTGTCAAAGGGCGCTCGTAATAGGCTGTAATCGTTGTGCTAGAGGCTGTTTGGCTTGGACTGACAGTGTATGTGCCACCCTCGTTCACATTGCCACCAGCGCCCGTTTGGAAAGCCACAATGCGAGTGCCTGGGGTAATGCCTGTGCCACTCAGCGTCATCCCGATGTTGATGCCACCCGCAGTCACGCCATTAGCGGGGACTGTCAAAACAGTACCCGCAATTGAGCCTGTAAAGGTAGCGCCCATTTGACCGCTTGGGCCAATGGTGTACTGAACTTGGTTTTGGGTAGTTTGGAAAATAATCTCTGATCGATAGAAAACCATCATGTTTTCATTCGACCATTGGGCGATCATGTCGTTGAGCATATCCAGACCATCTTGCGCCTCATCAGCCGTTGGCACTTCACCAGCGGCAATTGCGCCAATGTCTTTCATGGCTCTGGTGATAATGTCAATTGGCTGAGTCATTTTGTGTCCTTATGCTGACAGTCTAGCGGCTTCTTGGGAGGCTTGGTAGGCGGCAATCACTTCAGGGGTGTGAACAACAGATGCAATGGCTTGCACTTTAGCATCTTCAGCACTGTAGTCAGCGCCTGGCACAACTACATGGCGGTGAAACTTGCTACTGATTTCCACGCCATCTTCTTTGATAGCGGTCTTGGTGCGAACTTGGATTGAGCCGTTTTCCACAACTTCAATCAGATCAACAGCAATAACTTTTTCTAACATCACATTTCCTTGTTTCCAGCTTGACCATCCAGTCAAACATTAAGGCTTCCAGTTGTCCGAACTGGTACGGGTTATTGAATAATTTGCACGTTAAATTGTTCTGTTCCAGCAAAGTTGGTTGCATTACCAGATGTAAGAACCACATTTGGAGAACTGACAGTTCCATACAAACCATTGGTTGCAAGATACAAAGCCGCTGAAGCATTTACTGCTGAAATAATCACTTTAGCGTTAGACGATGCAACCAAAACTGCTGTAGAAATTGTCATAGTTGAAACACCTACAAGCAATGTAACTGTAGCCGTTAAAGGTGTTCCAATGCTATAGTTGTTTCCTTGACCAAAACTGTTGGCAGATAAACCAAATATTCCAACACTTGCGCCTGGTGTTGTGTCAAGATAGTTGAACAAATACTGAACGCCAGAGCCGTTTTCTTCTCGGATGCCATAAGTACTTGTCGCCATGATGTTGTTTGAAACAATCGAGTTTTGCAAGTATTGAGTCCAAATACCAATTCGACATGATTGCTGGTCTGAACCATTAATGTTGTTGTAAGAAATCAAAGTCTTTTCAAACGCAGTCGAATTTGGTGATTCAAACTTGATGGCAGCACTTGATGTGCTATCTACTGGAATGGCTGTCCATGTGACTGTTCCATCTACAACAGTTGCGCCTGAACTTGTAGGAAATATTGGTTCAGTGCTTCCTGTAGTACCACCGCCTACAGTTGAATAAGTATATCCGTTTGGTGTAGTAGGTTTAATAAGTGAATAGTATGGAGTAACTGTGTTTGCAGTCCATGCCGCAATGTTACCAATTGTGTCAGGTGGCGCAAAACCAATCACTTGGTTGTTCGAAACATCCAAATAATAGTTTGAGCCTACATTTGGTCTAACAAGAATTCCGTTGGTAACAGTAATTCCAGATAGATTGCCGCATACCATTGTGTTGTTTCGGATCGACAAATAGTCAAAATCAACGCTACCGCTAAATACAGCAATACCACCTTGACCAACCAAATACATGGTGTTGTTGGAAATGTCTAAGCTGCCACCACCAATTGCAGAAATACCGCCACCGCAGAAGTAAATAAAGTTATTAGTTACCTTGCTGTTGATGCCATCATTGCGAATTGGAGCGCCAACAGTTCCCTTGGCGTTTGTGCCAGGAATAAAGTCAGTGTTTCCAACAACTATGTTTCCTGAAATGATGTTGTCACTACTAACAACATACGCCAATTTTTCATATGGTTTTTCAGCAATGTTGCCCTGAATAGACATATTGTTTGTGCTATTCACAAAGATACATTGCACACACATACCGCCATCGCTAGTCGGATAAAACTGGTTGTTACTTATGATATGTTTTTCACCATAGTAAGAATTGATAGCAAAATAAGCAGTGTCCCTGTATTCTGTTGGGCCACCAGTAAAGTTGCAATTTGTGATCTTGGCGTATTTGGCGTTATACAAATTTAAGCCGTATTTGTGCGGCTTGCGAATAGTCAAATCAGTCATGGTAAATGAATTGCCCGTGACTTTAATCAGACTTGGTGATGTTGCTGCCGAACCAGTATTTACTTGATTGGTTACTCCATCGCCTTCAACAATCCCGTTACCAGTAAACAAAACTTCATCACCAGATACCAAAAAGATGGTTGGTGGATTTGCTTGGATCGCACCAAAATTGGATTTGACAGTGCCTTCAATCCAAACAGTCATGCGTTTGTTGATTGGGATTGCGGCTGATTCACCGCCATTTGTGTCAATGACATATTCTGCGGTGTCTGTTGGCACAAACAAAGTGCCGCCAACTGGTGTAGCAATGACAGCTAGTTTAAATGCAGCCAAGTTTGCCGCTGCACTTGCTGAAGATGAAGCCCCATAATCTTGGACATTGACAGCAGCATCCTCAATCATTGAATAGGTTACTTTAGTGAGTGCCATGTTTTTTCCAGTGAATGTTAAATTTAAGAAACATAATAACAACCAAAACCAGCGGTAAAGTTATCTGCACCACCTAAACCCAAATCGGTCACATTAATTGAAACATTGTTAAATGCTTGTTTTAACAAAATTCTTGTAGTGTTTCCCAAAAACCCTCCAGCCCTAGCATTATTGACTCCAAAGTCATTGCCAATGCCAAAAGCAAAGTAAGGATTTGGGCTTGCGTTAGCAATTGTGAATGGAAGATTTTTGATGTAAACATTACCACTAGCAAGTCCAGGAACTAAAGATGATGTTCGCATAAACCAAGTAACATAAACCAAGTTACCTACTTTTATATATTTACCAGAGTTGAAACCATAAGTAATTGATGTAAACGCCCCTGAATCTGGTTCATACTCAGGTGTCCAAGTACCTTCTTCATAGTCAGCCAACAGCTCGCTTGTGCCTGTGCCTGGTGTGGCAGAAAAGTCAATGCCTTTTCCTGATGTGCCAACAACTAAGTTGCCTGTGCTTAGTGTTACATCACCCACCAATGTCGGTGTTGTAATTGATGGGCTTGTAGAAAATACTAAGTTTGTGCTTGTTGTTCCAGTAGCACCAGAGGCCGTGTAGCCTGT